GTCTCTTGCTGTCTGCGAGAACGGCTGTGCCTTCATGCCTTCTTCAAGGATCAGCCACTTGTGGGCGTTTTCCGCACCGGAGAACTTTTCCTTGAGGCTGGTGTCGAGGTTTTCGAACTCAGGGTCGCCGAGTTTGCCGGGGTGCGTGAGTGCACCGCCGACCATCGTACCGTTCTTAAACAGGCGAGCTGCGGCTTTTTCGGTCTGCATGGCAAGGCCGATGGCCTCTTTCGCCTGTTGGACGCGAGAAAGACCGACAACGCCATCGTCCGTCATATCTCGGAGATGGAAAACCTCCGACTGGGGGAGTTCGACATATCGACCTCCCTTCAAGACGACCTTGTAGATGACGGTCAGATCGTCCTTCTGCTCGACAGTGACATTGGTCGGGTGCAGCGGCTGCAATGCCACCACGCGCTTGCCGCTTCGAACAATACGAGCGAAAGCATTGCCGTAAGTCAGCGCATGCGACTGCAACTGTCGGCGGAATTCATATGCCGTTTGCCAGTTATTCGGCTGCGTAAGAAGAACATCAAACAGAGAATGATCATCAGCTGGGCGGAGTCTCCCCTGCCCATCCTTTCGCATCAGGTAGAAGGGCAGCATTCCGATGCTGCCCGAGATAAGGTCGACGCAGCGAAAGACCGTCGTGTTGAACAGGGCTGCCTTCGGTGTCACCGCCATGCCGCTAGCCGTTTCGGCGCCGCCTCCCAAGAATGCGGCCAGCCTTGGATCATCCAAGCCGTCGAAATATTGCCAGTCGGCTCGCGGCGCTCGTTTCGGCGCGACCGAAGGCGCTGCCTCCGGTTTGGACCGGAACAGGTCTAAAATACCCATATCTTTCCTTGTTCCGATTAGCCGGCCATTCGGATGCCGCGTTTCTTGTAGACGGACTCTTTCGGCATAACCGCGCCGTCCATCGCCACACCAACCGCCATAGCCAGAGCGACAGCAGCGTCGATACGCACCGATGCCTTCGTCTTTACGAACCACCGATTGTCTTGCGGGTCATGATCGAAGGTGGCGCCCATCAGGGCGGTCATAAGCACCGGATTGCGCCGCATGCGAATGCGACCGTCGATAATCATGTCTTCGAGCGCCAGAACCGAGCCCGGCATCCACAAGCCTTGAGGCGGCGGTAAGCCAGCGGCTTTCGCTGCTTCTACCTTTGCAGGCTCGGGGCGTGCCCGAACCTTGCCGCCCTGCGGGTGTGCGACATGTTCAATGTCCAACCCGAGCGCTTCGACTTCCTCGCGGAACTTGTCGTAGGCATATCGGTCGTAAGCGATGGCCTTGATATCGAAGGCCTGATCGAGTTGCTGGACGCGCGAAGCCACAAAGTCATATCGAATTCGCTTGCCCGGCGGGGCATTCAGCCAACCCTGCTTTACCCAGAGCGCATATGGCGCCTTGTCAGCCTGTTCTCGCGCTTCCAGCGTGTCGGCTGGCGTCCAAGCCTCAACCCACGCATCGAACGTCGGCAAATTGACGGTAGATCCGTCTTCCCGTTCCATTTCCTTGAAGCCAGTAGGAACAACGCACGCAAGCACAGTCATGTCCTTGCTGCCGGATAGGTCGACGCCCATGAAAACCGGCTTGTCTGCATGTTCGACTTCAGGATCGAAATCGTCCATTACGCTTTCGACGGTCTCGCGCGGCATCCATGCCTTGTCGGCATCGGTCCAGCAGCAGAAATGCAGGCGCAGAATGCCGTTCAGCTTGCCCGGCATCTGCCTTGCCTGAGCGACAACGCCGGCCAGATATTCCTGCGTCAGGATAACGCCGAGAAGCGGGTTAGCCTTCTTCCAGCAGGTTTCGTCCTTGAGCGGATCGTCGCCCTTGTCCAGCGCGCAGACATAGGAAAACGTCGTGTCGTCGATCACCTCACCGACGTAGGCAAAATCCTCGTCAGGCGTTTGCGTGCCAGCGGCTACCTTGACGGCGTGCTCGTGCTCTTCCCAGCAAATACTGTTTCGGTCACTGCCTGAGTTCGTAATCATCAGCAGCAGAGGCTGGCGACGAAACTTGAAGCCGCGCTCCAGCATTTCCATCGTCGAGCGGTCGGGGTGTTCGTGCACCTCGTCACAAAGCGCAAAATGCGGACGCGGACCAGAGCCGGACTTGCCGGAATCCTTCGAGATCGGGCGAAAGAAAGATTGCGACTTGTGAGGCGCGATATTGAACTCGCGCCCGATACCGCCGCTGAACTTCAGTCGTTCGACCAGTGCCGGAGCAGCGCGAACCATCTTCACCGCGTCCTGAAAAAGGATGCCGGCCTGTTCTTTTTTGGCAGCCGCAGCATAAATCTGGGCGCCCGCCTCCTTGTCAGCGATCAGACCGTATAGTCCGACACCACCAGCAAAGGGCGACTTGCCGTTACCCTTGCCTTCCTCGATGTAGGCGCGGCGAAAGCGGCGCGAACCGTCGGCCCGTTTCCAGCCGAACAGCGACCCAAGCTTGAAAGCCTGAGAGGCATGCAGATTGAAAGGCTTGCCTTCAAACTGGCCTTCAGAAAGCTTGAGCCGCCCTTCAAAGAACCGAAACACGCGGTCGGCAGCATCGTCGTCCCAATAAAGGCCGCGCTCGTGCCCGTGTTCGATATCGTCAAAATGGCGGCGACAAGCATTGCGAACGTGCGGCCCCGCGACTTCGCTACCGTCAATGACAGATCGCGCATAAGCGCTCACACGCTCAAGCGCAGGTCTATCAGTCAAGCAGATCATCCTTTTCTTCGCCCTCGTCGGGCGTTGCCACCTTCGAGGCATCGGCAGGCGTTAGCGCCCATCTGGCCAAGCATCTGGCGAAGCAAATTCATCGCCTGCACGCCTACCTCCTGCCCGGCCATGATGCGTCCCTGAATAGTCGAGGCCATACCGACCAGTGTTCGATGCGATTCATTCAGCCACGGCAGCTCTTTGGCGAAAAGCTTCCAGGCCGACTTCGCCTTGATATCGGCGCTATCCTTCAACCAGACGGGAGGAGCCCCAAGAGGGCCATTTGTGGCCGGTTCCGCGCGGTTTTTGTACCGCCCGGCATTGATTTTGTCGCGACCCTCGACCTTCGCTTTGCCGAGGGGATTTCTCGGCTTTGCCATGGAATGAAATCCTTATGGGGTCATGTTTTGAATTGCAGATGCGTGCGCTGTGGCCCCCCGCCGGTCCGGGCCTGACGGCCTTCTGGACTTTTTGATGCCCCCCGGAGGATGGGTCGAGGGGGTGACCCTCCATGATATCACATCTGTCGAGGCTCGTCAAGCAAAGTATTCGAAAAAAGTGATATTTTTCAACATTTTTTCGGTTTTTCTTCATGTATCACTTCAATCGATCGGCCACCCATCCGGCCCAAAACGAACAACGTCCTGTCCCAACTCTTCGCGCTGCTTGATGCGATCATGGCAGGGTGCGCAGAGGCTTTGGAGATTGTCGGGATCGAAGAACAGCGCCTCATCCCCTTTATGTGGCCGCACGTGGTCACACACCGTCGCTGGTGTTACATCCTCTTGCTGCAAGCAGTAGGCGCATAGGGGATGCGCAGTCAGTTGACGGTCACGCAGACGTTGCCAGGGGGATGTTTTGTAGAGCTTACGGTAAGCGGCTGCTTCCGTGCTGCGACGATCAGGACGCGAACGTGTCAACGACTTTGACCGCATTGCTCCCAATGCGCCGCGCCTTGGTCAGGGTGTATGGTTCATCGCGGTCATTGACCAGCCCACCAAGGGTGACGACATCTGCCACGACAGCGATCGGCGCAGTCACCACATCGGTAGCGATCCGAAAGAAACGATCAATCAT